CTAAACACTATGCCCAGGTGCAGGGTTGCATGTATATTACTGGGCGTAAATGGTGGGACTTTATGAGTTACCACCCTGATATTAAGCCTATGATCGTTCGAGTTGAGCGTGATGAGGAATTTATTACTAACCTGGCCGAGCAGATACTGTTGGCCGTCACTGAAATTATATCTGAAGTAAGGAACTTAAAATGAAAATAGGTGTATCTGTATCGCTGGATTTGAAAAAATTGGACTTGAGCCGTTGCCCGGTAGTGACTAAGAAAGATGGCACTGAGGCTCGGTATCTGAACATGACTACGTTCATCAACACTGACGAGCTGGATCAGTATGAGAACAATGGCTTCATCGCACAGTCTCAGAGCAAGGAAGAGCGCGAGGCTGGTAAAGAACGTCCACCCATCCTGGGCAATGTAAAAGTATTCTACACTGAGGGTGCTGCTCCGGCTGCCCCTGACCCGGTTGTAAACTCTCCAATCACTGAAGACATTCCATTCTAGGAGGTCGCATGAAAGACAAGATAAAAGAAGCGCACCGATATGCTAACTGGCAACTGTTTAAACATAGTATCGACAAGCCATTTATTGTGATGCACTTTAACGCCAACAGCTACCCTATTGTTATTCGCAGGTGGCATGCTGCATTAATCTTATTATCTTTGTTGATCGCGTTTTAGCCAAGCCGTTTTCTCTCCGGCTGTGTAGCAGGGTTAGCCCACCTGTGGCGACAACGGGCCTATGATATTATGGTATATAATGAATAGACAAAAAGCATTTGGAATAATATCTCACCTCGCTATAATCCTGCCTCAACTGGTATTGGTGGTGATTACGGTGATTATTTATATGATTATTTTTGTGATCTGCGGCTTGGCTGCGGTTGCAAAGCAGGACATCTAGCGGCTTTCGGGCCGCTTTTTTTATGGAGAATAGAATGAGACATCTAGTAATCCCGGACACCCAGGTAAAACCAGGCGAACCCACTGAGCATTTACGATGGGCAGGACTGTATGCAGCAAAGAAAAAGCCAGATGTTATTGTGCATATTGGCGATCATTTTGATATGCCAAGCCTATCATCATGGGATGTCGGCAAGAAGTCGTTTGAGGGTAGGCGTTACCTGGATGACATCGAAGCGGGGATTGCCGGGATGGAGTTATTCTTGCAGCCGATAAGAGAAGAGCAGGAAAGGCTAATCAGGAACCGGGATAAGCGATGGAATCCTAGGATGATTTTCACTCTAGGAAACCATGAGAACCGTATTGAGAGGGCGATTGAGAGTGATGCCAAGCTGGAAGGGCTGATAGGCTACCATGATCTGAAGCTACAAGAGATGGGCTGGGAGGTGTATGACTTCTTGGAGGTCGCGGTGATTGATGGTATCTGTTACTCGCACTACTTCACCTCTGGGATTATGGGTCGGCCAGTGAGCAGCGCCAGGGCACTACTGACCAAGAAAATGCAGACCTGTATCCAAGGGCATGTTCAAGATAGGGACTTGGCTTTTGGCAGGAGGGCTGATGGAACCAACATACTCGGACTGTTTGCCGGGATATTCTATCAGAACGATGAAGACTACCTTACCCCACAAACTAATCTATCCTGGCGGGGCATATGGGTATTGAATGAGGTCGGGGATGGTGGCTGCGATATGCTTCCGGTTTCCATGAATTATTTGCGTGAAGAATTCGAGGGCAAGTGATGAATTTAAAAAGACACTGGCAGGAATTAAAAGAGAAACACCCGGCTATTGCAGACCAAAACCAGCCTACCCCACCAACTAAACCAGGCCCGGCTTTGGCAGGAAATTGCCAGCAAAACCAGCCTACCCCAAAAACTGGCTTGGCAGGAAAAAAGTCTACCCCGCAAACTGATCAGATAAACCCCGATCACTATCAAGGGGCCGTCGAATGCATCGACGCGATAGAAGCCGGAATGAATCGGGAGCAATTCGCTGGATATCTGCGCGGCAATGTCCAGAAATATACTTTTAGGGCTTACAGTAAACACCCCGAACCATTAACCGACCTTTTAAAGGCGCAATGGTATCTATCCCGATTAATAGACCATGCAAGGGGCGAATAAACCCCTTTTAAACGCATTTTAATGGCGATATTAGCGCGAGTAGCACCGCCACCCATTCAACCCTACATGTTCACCGGATAAACCCCGCCAAATAGCCAAAAAAAAGCCCCTAAAAAGGGGCAAATGGATTGCTAAGGGAATTACTGGTATTTTGCGCCTGTATCTTTGTCAGTGATTAAGTACTTATACCCGCGTTTTTTAAGTTCCATTCCGCAATAAAGCATTTCATCTAAGTATTGCGGGCATTTTGGATTGTCCGGCATCGCGTGAACTGCCGCATTACAGTCTCGCAATATATGTATCAACGCGTCATCATTTAAAGCCGAAAATCGCGCCATGGTTTCAGAATGCCAATTCCCGGTGCCGTCGTTATATTTTGCCATTTTATTATCCTCTCTCTCTGTAACTAGTCTCGCTTATAACGCCACTAATATCTGATGGAGCCTTGTGTTGTGGCTCAAACCCGTTTTTAGTTAGCCAATCGATTAATATATCTGTCGGAACTTCAACAAGTAGATCGTCGAATGAGTAATAGTCACCGTGAGAAGCGATTATTTCAGAAACCTGTTTAACGGTTTTTTTGTGCCCTTTGTATGCTTTAAAAAGACCCATTTTATGCAACCTCTAAAGTTTGGATTAATTGCGTTTTGAAATTTGAAATTATCTAGTACCGAGCCATTCTAAGCCCTCGGCCATGGTGCAAACTTTTATTTCGTGATCGTCGGTTGCGTCGCTGAAAATGCCAAACATGCAAACTTGGCTCAATTCTCCCGACGGGAAATTGCTACAATTTGGCTCGCTGTGGTCATTTTCGTAAACTGGATTTACCAGCACATAATTATCGTCATCTAGCTGTAAATGCCACGACCAGTGATTTCCGCCAGTGTGATAGGTTTGGAATATCATTGTGTCGACCTCTCTTTGTTTGGTGATGCGTATCCTTTTACTGTGCAGCAATCCGATGCCAAACCGAAAGCAGGATATCGCTTGAAATTGCCATCTTCTAAGCTATCTATATCTGCCTCCCAATGAGTAACGCTTGAAAAATACTCTAAAAAAGTGTCGAGGGCATTTATGTCATCCCAAATTAAACCAGAATAATCATCATTTATTAATGCACTGAGCGCCCATTTTGGAAAATCATCAACTGTTAAAACGTGTTCAATGTTCATTATCTGCACCCCCATAATTCGCGCAATGATTCGTCGATTTCCATCGCATCCTCCTGATAATGGGCAATATGTCTATCCTGCCACCAATGACCCTCGACTGTCTGTTTAAGGGTGTCAATCCAGATTGTAGGGCCACCAAATGCAACGCATATCTGAGCGCCTAAGTATTCGCCATTGCCATCGACTATGTATCGGATATCGAGAGCATCTTGTAGATAATCGAACCCACTAATAATGTCGTCTTTATCTGATATATCCGTTTCCATTCCGACATCTTGCAAAGTGAGTCCATGCTCTAAATTTGAAACAATACTGTCCAGTTGATCCTTGAGCATGTTTTTTTCTTGATCTTCTTTTATTTGAGTAGCTGATTGATAGTTCATTTGATGATCCTCTTATATTCGCGTATCGCGTTGGTTATGTCGGTAAATGTTCCCATGCATGGGCGCGAATTGTGCGAGATAGAATACTCAATAATCGCGTCATCATAATATGCATATAAATGGGTGTCATCCGTATCAGGGATATAGTAACTAGGGCATTCGTCATTACCCCAACTACAGTCTTTAAACCCCGCGTCATGCAATGCGGAAAGATCGCTAATTGTCATATGCTTTTTATGATCCCAGTGAATGCCCATGCAAAATGGGTGCTCTGATGCTAGTGATTCGTGAAATTGTCCAATATTCATTTTAAAACCTCCAAAGGGTTGTGCGATTCGCTATTGATTAATGCAATGCAATAGCCATGGGGGCATTCAAATTTGCCCCAATCTAGATTGCTATTAAATATATGTTCGACAATTTCATTAATATCGTCGCATCTTTTAGGGCTTGCCAAATGCCCAATACATTCGTGGGCATTATCGTCTAAATGGTAAAGCTGACCTTTTTGGTGGAGTAGGTTCAAAAATAGTTTTGCGCTTTTAATATTCATAGATCAAGCCCCATGATAATGATTGCGATTATGTACCAGCACCAAACAGCAAACGCCCCGCCAATACCTATTGAAGCCCAACAAATAACATCCGCAATAATCTCATTGCGTCTGGCTCTCTTAGCTTCTTTCATTGTTTTAATCCGTAGTGCGCTATTCATTAGATCAACCCCTTTATTGCTTCAAGTATGCCAATGTTTCGGCTGTTAGCTGATCTGATCATTGCATCAATCATTCGCATGTTGCCGTTGTTAGCGTGAATTAGCGCCAATCTAATATGACGCTGATCTGTTTTGCTTAGTTTGCTTATTAAATTATTCATTGTTTGTTTCCCTTTTAGTTGCCCGATCTAATTGCCGGTAACGCATTATAATCATAGATCATTGACAAACGTCAACAAATAAAAACGATTCTTTCATCTTTGTGTATATAGGTATAAAGCCAATAGAGTAATAAATGGTATAATTGATCAAATTTTAATCAGTAATTAAATCAAACATATATAGGAGTTTTAATCATGGCATTAAGAGGACGTCCACCCGGTAG